TGCAGGTTGCTTCGGTGTTGCTCTGTACGTTGACGACGACGCTGTGCAGGTAGGCACCCACGGTGCCGAACGTGCTGCTGCTGGTGGCCGCCACGGCAACGTAGTTGTTACGAACGGGACTAATCGCGGTCATATCCTTGCCCTCCGAGAGCCTTGGCGGTCGTGAACCGCCCACATATCGTTAAGTGTCACGGTGTTCTCTGGCCCGACGATCAGCGGTTTAGGCTCAAGGGTCGGGGTCTTGTCAGCCTGCTCGGCGTATGATACCGCAAGCATACGGAAAGCGTCACTAGGATGGGAAGTCCAGTCGTGACGCGGTGACTGCCTATAGGCTTTCTTATCCTCGTCGTACTCGCGTTGATATTGCTTCAGCGCCTCAATGCCCTCGCGGCACTTCTCTGCGTCAAACCACACACGCGGCAGAATCATACGCACAGCCTGTATGCCGCTCTGTACGCCAATGTCGGGAACGACAGCAAGTTTGGCGACATCCAAATGCGTTGCTAACTGCTCAATGATGCTCTTGCCGGTCTGTAGGCTCTTGGCTCTGGCGTCATGCGGCAAGTAGTGACGAGCATAGCGGTACGGCTTTGCCATCACCGTGCCTGCGATGTCGTAGATGTCAGCACCCGAGACGGCGTGGAAGTCTATGACGCGGATTTCCCCGCGCCCGATTTGGTAGAACCAAATGGCGGTGTCGTCGCGGTAACCCAAGTCCCACGCGGTGTACACGGGGTAATTGGGGTCGTACGGCACTTGGCAGATGCGGCCTTGTTGCTCTGCCTCTCGCATTTCCTTGCCGAAAAAAGCGCCGAGGATTGCCGCTTCAAACGAAGTCTCGTACTCCTGTAAGTACTGATCCTCGGCCAACTGCGCTCTAGCGGCGGCTAGCTCTGACGCCGGGAGAATCCCGCTGGATGAGGCGGGTAAGCGCAACAGGAACCACTCCCTAGGTAAACGAGTGGCAGTTTCGTAAATGTCCCAAAACTGGTTCTTGCCCTTGGGCGTACCGCCAAACACAGCCCACCCTTGTTTGTCTGACAGGGCAGGGCGTATGACGTTCCCGAATACGCTCGGCTTAAAGTCACCGTATTCGTCCATGTACACGCCCGACAGTCCCAAACCTCGGATTTGCCCATCGGCGTTGTCAGCCCCGGCTAACCGTATTTGGGTGCCGTTAATCAGGGTGATCAGTAGTTCTTGCTCGTTCTTGCTCTGAATAACTGGCGCGGCGAATTCAAGAAAGTATTGCCACGCGACTGCTTTGGCTTGGCTTCGGAATGGGGCGATGTAGGCGAACAGCCCGCGCTCACCTTGGTAAGTGATAGCCGCTCGGATGATGTCATTCACAGCCGAGACTGTTTTACCAGCGCGACGATGGGCGACTAGGCAAGCCCACCGCTGCGTTCGGTTGTGGAAAGGCATGAACGCCTTTCGGGGGCGGTATGGGATGACTACTCGGGAGCCATCCATGTCACTTCCACCTTAATCTTGTCGCCGTTCTGGCCGGTGTGTTCGTGACGAGCAAGCTTCGGCACATGGTACTCAATGACATCCATCATGCAGCGCCATGCGGCTTCTGCGCCTTTTGTCTTGTAGATTTCGTCTAGCCAGATGTTAAGGCGATGGGCGTTGCCGTCTACTAAACGGGCTATTGCTTCCCGAGCCTCTGCGGTTGCCTTGTTGGGCGATCCTTTAGGTCTTGGCATAGGACTTATTTATGCACAAATGAAACAATAATTAAAGAGTGCGTTATTTGCGCTCTTTAACCGATTGGTTCAAGGCTTGAGCGAAAGCCTGCCCGATGTTGTTAGCAATACCCCAATGCGGCTTTGGCGCATTAGTAATCGGCAAAACCTCTGTAGACCTTTTCGGATATACGTTTTTCGTTTCTGGCTTTTTCAAGGGCTTCTCGTAGTTCATTACGCACCTTATTTTCGCTTAACTTGGGTAAATTTTCCAGCGCAGATACAACGGCGTTGCCTTTGCCTCGGCTATTGTCAATAACGACGAGGTTAAAATTGGGATTGTCGGCATAATCTTTTGCAAGTTTTTCCATCGTTTGCCGAGCGCCAATGTGTGTTTTGAGGTGTTCCGTTAATGGGACGGTGCGCCCCGTACCGAATTCGGCTTCTTGCCCCATTGCGCGGGTCAATGCGCCTTGGTCTAACGCCTCAACAGGGTCGCGGTAGGTAAATACAACCTGCACTTGACGGCCTGATCCTAATGCTTGCTCTACCTTCTTTTTGCTTGACTCATAGCCGTTCATGTTGGTGTCGTATTCCAACTCGGCTCGCTCTAGGCTTGGGTTGACCTCGCGTAGTTTTTTCATACCCGAGGTTTTACCCGCCCCAGTTCCACCTGCCGTAAATATCACAACAGGGTCTTTGCCCGCTGGGGTTGGTTGGGCGAGGCGCTCGGCATATAGCTTTTTGATGAATGAGCTAGACGGTTCGTGTACGTCTGCCGATTTGGTTCGGTCAGCGAGGTATTCCGGCGATAACTCACGGGCAATGTCGGTATTTAAGACTTTGCCGCCGTAACTATCAGGGCGATTAGCGTAATCCGCTTTTAGCCCTTCGTAATCTCTGTCTAATCGTTGGAAATACCGGCTTTCTACCGCCTTATCAATGGCTTTTCCGGCTTTTTGTGCAACTTTAGCAACGCCTCCGACAACTGGCACCATGCCCGCCATTGCAAGTAATTGCCCAAGGCGATCACCGGATCGGCGCGACCTTTCAAAATCACGGGCGGCTTGGGCCTGCCCAATTCCCGGCACAAACCCTGCGCCAAGCTCTAGCGCAATATCAGCCGCATCCTGATTTGTAGGTTGGTTCAACGTGGTAGCCGACTCAAATCGGCGCTGCAATTCTGTTTTGTCTTGCAAATACCGTAAAGCGGCAGCAAGGCGGCTGCGGTCAGCGGCCATTTACTTAAAACGCTCCAGCTTGTACGACAGCGCGGCGATCTCGCCCACAATCTCGTCAATGATGTTCTGTAAGTCGGTGTCTTTCGGTAGGTCGCCTCGGATGCCCTTGACGAACGTCAGTAGACTGTCGGCGTAAGCGGCTGCGTCTTTTTGCACCTTGAACCCGTCAGGGTAGTCGTCCAACGGGATAATGCCGTAATGCCCCTGATACGCCTCGGCGTACTTATCGGCCAAGTCCACGATGTTCTCGTAGTAATGGCCGAGTGCCTTATGGGCGGCGTAGCTGGCGGTATTGAGGTGCAGGTAATGAGCCGCTGTGCTGCTATGCAGCAAAACACCTACGAACTCGGCGGCATCTTTATGGCTCATTGGGCGGTCAACCGTAAGTTGGGCAGGATGATTGCAGTCGTAGCATCACCCACAGCAAAACGCTCTGTCAACTGCCTCTCTGGCGGGTACACCAATATCCGATTTGACAGGTTTATCTGCATAGCGTTCCAGACGCCTTTCTCTATGCCCTCAAAGTCATCAAGGGTAATGATCGTTTCGGGGTGGAACAGCCGCTCAAGGTGCGCCCGATCATCTGGCTGTAGCCGCCCGTCTACGTGTAGGTGGTCAATTTGCCCGTCAATTTTGGCGAGCATTTCGGTGCTGCTGCTGTGGTACTGGGTGACGTTCGCGTAGATCGGCAACTTGAAATTGTGTGTCATGTCGCACGTATGCACCTCGGTATCGCCCCGAGCCAGCACGAACGTGGATTTGCCAATATAGGTGCCGATTTCCACCACGCGCTTTGGTCGGAAATACCGCTTCACCGCCCACAAGGCAATCAGGCTGGCGTTGGTGGTGGAACCTGTCTGCTTGGCAGGGTCTAACGTTTCAAGGTCGTCAATGCGCTGCCACGGTAAATCTTCTAACCCGTCAAACAGCGTGTCCCAGATAGCCCTAGACAGTCGCTTACGATTTAAGTTCAGCATATATTCTCCCTATGCGCTTCGTATTTTTCCACGTAGGCGACGACATCGCCCTGCCAACCAAAATGGTTGCGTCCATCCATTCCCACAACTCGGGCGCGGAGGTGATCCAAGTCACCGACGGTCACACCCCGACCATACCGGGCGTAACCACCACAGTCGTAATGGACATTGACCGTCGTCACCTGATGCTCGCTAGAACGGCGGCGTGGGCGAATCTGGGGCTGGATAGCCCTGCCCTTTACCTTGACACCGACATGATCGTTAACGCGCCAATAGACGTTGACGGCGCGCTGGGGAAGGGCGTTGTGGCGATGTGCCGCCGCACCTTCAACCGGGACGCGATCTTTAACACCCACCAGCGCGGCCAAGACTTCTTGGAATACGCTGGTAAGACGCTTGATGAGCTTTACCCCTATGTGGGCTGCTGCACTATCACCGCCGATTGGGGCGTGTGGGCAGACTTGACCGAAATGTACATGGCGCTTCCTGACAAATTCAAAGTCTGGTACGGCGATCAGGAGGTTCTGCGGGAATACGCCAAGCGGCACAAGGTCGTTGACCTGCCCGAACACG